CAGCCGTACGTGCAGCTCGTCGTGCGTGATACGCGCCCGGACGACGCTGAGAAGACAGCGCGCGACTGCATGCGGCTGCTCGACGGACGCGGCGGAATTATCAACGGCGTCCACTACGGCGGCATCTTTGCGATGCAGTCGCCCTTCTACTTTCGACTCGACGAGGCCGGGCGGGTGAACTACGCCTGCAACTTCAGAGTCGTTAAGGCGAACGCGAGTTCCTCATGAGAGGTGACGCATGGCCACAGTGACCTTCCGGGATGTCCGAATCTTCTTCGGCGGCTACGAGATCACGGGCCAGATGAACGAGGCCGCGATGTCGATGGAAGCCGACGCGCTCGACGAGACCGTGTTCGGCCGCACGTCGCGCAGCTTCAAGGGCGGCATCCGGACGGAGAACGCCAACGCCAAGGGCTTCTACTACGCCGGCAACGTCGACTCGCCGGACCCGGCGATCTTCGACCTGATGGGCGTGTCCGACGTCCCGGTCGTGATCTTCCCCGAGGACATCACGGCGGGCAGCACATCGTCCGGGTACGGCTACGCGATGCTGTCGGTCGAGACCAAGTTCAGCATCGGCGGCAAGGTCGGCGAGCTGCTGCCGTTTGACTTCGAGGCCAAGGGCCGGGGGCAGAAGCCATGATCATCGTCACGCCGCTGATCAACGCCACCATCACGGCCGTCGCAACCACGTGCGGCGTCGGCACGATCTACGACCTGGGAGCGCTGGAGAGCGGGCAAAAGCTCTACGCCGGCTATCACGTCCTGACGACGTTCGCCGGCGCCAACACGATCCAGTTCTCGATCTACTCCGCGTCCTCGAGCGGCGCCGGGTTCACGGCCGCCGAGACGCTGCGCTTCCAGTCCACCGCCGCCGCGTGCCGGTACTACGAGTGGGAGACCCCGCTCACCACGGCGTTCGCGACGTGCCAACGCTACTACCGCGCGCAATGGGCGACCAGTTGCGCGGCCACCAAAAAGGCCCTGGTCTGGATCAGCCGCAACTGCGTCGATCCGAGTTAGGAGGACACCGTGCCAACGATCACCTACAAGAACGCAATGCTCGTGGTCAACAACGTCGACCTCTCTGGGAACATCGGGAGTCTCAGCCTCTCGTACGAGGCGGAGTCGCTTGACGAGACCGCGATGGGCTTGACGTCCCGCAAGTTCAAGGGCGGGTTGAAAGTGCACAGGGTCGAGGCGTTGTTCTTTCAGAAGTTCTCGTGCGTGGACGCGACGTTGTTTGGCCTGGTCGGGTGCCAGACGTCGGTGGAGATCCGCGCCTGCAATGCGTGCTCGGGTGCCGATAATCCCGTGTTTGAAGCCACGTACATGCTGCGCAGCTACCCGCTGCTGGGCGGCAAGGTGGGCGACCTGCTCTCCGCGTCGGTGGTGTTCGAGCCGGCCGGGGACCTGCGGCACTGCGCCGTCGTTTCCTAAAGCTTCGCGTGCGACCGGATGGGTCTCGGGCCGCAGCAGTCTCGGCGGTTGAGGCGATCGGCCGGCAAGGTCGCCCGGGTGCCCTCCGGCACGGTCGCACGCGAGCCTCGGCCTCGACCGGGGCAGAAAAGGATGGGTACGCATGTCACTCCGCACCGTGGAGATTGAGCTAGACCGGCCGCGCCACATTCAGTTCACGTTGTCCGCGATGCGCGACTGTTGCCGCCGTCTGGGCGGCATCACGTTTCTCGTCCTCCTGCAGCGCCTGGAGCAACTGGACCTCGAGGCCATCGTGCAGTCCCTGCACTGCGGCCTGCGCCACGAAGACAGGAGACTCGACGTGAACGACGTCGAGCGGCTCGTGCAGGACTACATGGACCGCGAGGGCGCGATCACGGACGTCCTGAAGGCGATCAGCGACGCGATCGAGTTGTCCGGCCTGATTCGTCGGCGCCAGGAGTCGGAGAACGGGGCGGGTGCCCTGGGGGAAGCCCGGAGCCCGGCGACCCCGAGTCGCTAGACTTCGACGCCATGGCGGACCTGCTCTGCCGCCGCGCCGCCGAGTACGCGGGTCTGACGCCGGACCAGGCCAGCGAGATGACGCCCTATGACCTGCAGCTCGTCATCGCCGCTGGCGTGCGCCGCATGGAGCGCGAGAAGGAGCGTACGGCCTGGCAGACGTCGCTCCTGCTGTCCTCCCTGACCAAGTCGCACGTCTCGATGGACGACCTGCTCGGGCCGGCCTGGACGCACCAGCGCATGCTGCGCGAGCGCGGGCTGCTGAAGGACTAGCGGCGTGGCCGTCAACATCGGTTCGCTGATCGCGAGTCTCATCCTCGACACCGAGGGATTCCGGCGCGGTGCGGACGACGCGATCTCCGATACCGACAAACTGACCGGCGCCTTCGACAAGGTCGCCAAGGGGACCAAGCCAGCGGCGGACGGCCTGAAAGCGACGGGGACGGCGGCGAGCAGCCTGGCGACGGTCGGCGCGTCGTTGCCGGGCCCGCTGGGCGGGATCGCCAGTGGCCTCGCGGGCATCGCGAAGATCGTCACCGGACCGGCAGCGATCGCGGGCGGCCTGGCCGCCGCCGGGGTGGGTCTGTCGGCGCTGGTCAAGAGCACCGCGAACGCCGGCGAGGAACTGCACAACCTGTCGATCAAGTCCGGCGTGTCTGTTGAAACGCTGTCTGGTTTGAAGGTCGCTGCCGAAACCAACAACCTGCCGCTCTCCGGCCTAGCGACAACGCTGCGCGGGCTCCAGAAGAGCATGGATGCCGCGCGTGACGGCAGCAAGCCGATGATCGAGGCGTTCGAGAACATCGGCGTCAAGCTAGTCGATTCGACCGGCAAGCTGCGCTCGACCGAAGAGGTCCTGGGTGACGTCGCCAAGGGGCTCTTTGCCTTGCCGGATGCCGCCGACCGTACTCGAACCGCCATCCAGCTACTCGGCCGCCAAGGGACTGAGGCCATGCCGCTGCTGGAGGACTTGTCCACGCGCGGCATCGGTTCGGTAATCGATGAATCCAAGAAGCTCGGCCAGCAGTGGACGACGGATCAGGCAAAGGCGGCGGATGAGTTTAACGACCAACTGACAAAATTAACCCAGGCGCTCAACGGGTTGGTCGTCCCGATCGCCAAGGCCCTGATCCCGGCGCTCACCACGCTCGTGACCTGGCTGATCGACGGCGCAGCGGCGTTCGCCAAGTGGTATGACGCCGCCACCACGGCCATCGCCAACTTCATCGTCGGCGTGCAGAACGTCATGAATGCGGTCAACGCCTTCGACATGGCCGGCCGGCAGTTCGTGGCCAGTTTTGCGGAGTCGATCGCGGCTGGCGTCGCGACCTTCGTCGAACTGGTCACCGGCTCGACGTTCGTTGAAGCCGGCAGCGCGATGCTCGACACGTTCATTACCGGGCTGAAATCCAAAGAGGGACTGCTCGCCGAGACCTTCTCGGGGATCATCGTCGCCACCTCCTCGCTGATGGGGATGCGCCAGGAGGCGTTCGTCAAGGGTGGCAATGATCTGATCTACGCACTCATCGCGGGGCTGTTGGCGAAGGCCGACGCGCTCTACGGCGTGATCGTGACGTTTGTCTCGGGCATGGTGGCGACGCTGAGCGCCAACGTCAAGTCCATGTACGACTCTGGCGTGGCGACGATCGACGCGTTCGTGGCCGGGATCAAGGCGCGCGGCCAGGCCATCTATGACGCGATGGTCGAAGTGCTCTCCCGGCTGAACCCCCTGAAGGCGCACTCGGACGCGGCGGAGGGCCCGCTCTCTGACCTGACTGCGACCGGCGCGGCGATCCCGCAGACGATCGCCGAGGGGATGCTCGGGAACGCGGGGGTGCTGGAGGCGGCCTTCGCGAACCTCTTGCAGGGCGGCAACCTGAAGTCGCTGGGCGCGGCGGCGCGGAAACTTGGCACCAATGCGGGCGATGAACTCGCGGCGGCGGTCAAGGAAGTGCTCGCGTCCGGCAACACGGCCGCGCTGTGGTCCGACGCGGCGCTTGAAGGCCTGAAGCAGCTCGTGGAACTGGCGACCACACAGGGCTCCAAGGCCGGGATGGCCTGGATCGCGGCGTATGGCCACGCGATTGAATCCGCCGATCCGGAACGCCTGACGCCGGACCTCGATCCGGGGTTCGCGACGATCACGGCGAAAGCCAGGGATGCCGGCACCGCTGTGCCGACGGAACTGGCGGCCGGTGTTGCGGCGGGCGCCCCCGCTGTCGTGCACTCATTCTCCGGCATGACCACGAGCATCGGCACGCTGTGGAAGCAAGCCGTCAAGGGTATGCAGGACGCGTTCGCCGACTTCTTCTTCGACATCATGCAGGGGAACCTCAACACGTTCGAGGACATCTGGAAGGGGTTCCTGAAGACGCTGGAGCGGTCGCTAGCGGAGTGGCTCGCGTCGGCCGTCGTCGGGGAATTTCTCAATCTCCTCAGTTACTGGGCTGGGT